TCGTTTTATATTTCTTTAAAACTTATGGGTATTGATCCTAATCGTATTCCTATGTTAAAAACTGAATATGAACAGCAGTTTGCGTTAGCAGCTGATGAGGATAGAGAAAAAGCTGCTTGGCGTATTGTGCCTCGCAACATGAATTATTATAGGTAAACTATGCCAAATAAGTTTGCTTCTGGTAAACATTCGATTGCGGAGTGTGACCGTTGTGGTGAAAGATTTAAGTTGCATGAACTACGTACTGAGACGCTTAAGACTAAACCTTTTAAGATAAAAGTATGTAGACCTTGTTGGGATCCTGATCATCCACAGTTGCAGTTAGGTTTGTATCCTGTTTCTGACCCGCAGGGTGTACGTGAACCAAGACCAGATGTATCATATTACACATCAGGTAGTACAGGTTTATACGTAAGTCCTGTAGCAAGTAACGATATTAATAATGCAGGTTATCCGTCTGATGGTAGTAGACAGACACAGTGGGGTTGGAATCCAGTTGGCGGGGCAAGAGGATTTGCTGATTCTTTTGTTCCAAATGACTTGAATTTAGTGATTACAATAGGTACAGTTACTGTATCGACAACTTAGGAGTATTAAAATGGCAACTATGAAACATGATGACGAAGCACAAGATAAAAAACTTATCAGCAAAATGCTAAAAGAAAAAGGTCTTAAGCATGGCGGTAAAGTTAAAAAGATGGCTAAAGGTGGCGTGACAGGCAAAGCAATGAAAGCAGTAGGTCGTAATTTGGCTCGTGCTCATAACCAAAAACCTGGGAGCAAATAATGGCTACTCAGATTAAACCAACTACTAGAAATAGTTCGCCTATGCATACTGGGCGTGCTAAGAATAATGGTCCAGCAGAAGAGTACGAAAAGAATGGTACTGGCGTAGCTGCAGAACGTAAAGCTACTGGACATGATATGAAAGATCCAAATACTATGAGAGCCGATGAACTAGTCCCTGGCGGTCCTGCTATGACTGTATCTATCGGTAACAAGACTCGTGGACCAAAGACTGATGGTATTGAAGTCCGTGGTTCCGGTGCAGCAACCAAAGGGCGTATGGCACGTGGCCCGATGGCTTAATTTTAACTAAAGAGGAAAATATGAACTTTCAATTAGAACAAAATGAATTTGAATTTGTGTGTAATGTATTGGGTGAATTACCTACTAAAAGCGGTGCGTTTATGGTTTTACAAAAACTGCAAGCACAAGCTGCTGCTAGTAAAGTAATTGCATCTGCACAAGAAACACAGCCAGAAGAAAAAGTGCAGTAATGAACTACGTCCAGTTATATCAAGCAATACAAGACTACTCTGAAAATACGGAATCATTATTTGTAGCTAATATTCCTACGTTTGTTCAGCAGTGTGAAGAGAGAGTTTATAACTCTGTTCAATTTCCGTCTTTGCGCAAAAATGTAACTGGATCTTTAACTGCAACTAATCCTTATTTATCTTTACCAAACGATTATATATCGACATATTCTTTAGCCTTGTATCAATCTACAGGGTCAATTTACACAGTTCCTTATACTTATCTGCTTAACAAAGACGTTAACTTTATACGTCAGCTATATCCAGATCCAAGCCAAACAGGAACTCCAAAATATTATGCTTTATTTGGTAGCCAATATTCAAACATCAATGAATTGTCATTGATTCTTGGCCCTACACCAGATTCCGCTTACAGCGCAGAATTACATTATTTTTATTATCCACCTTCAATCGTGCAAGGTATTATTTCTACATTAGGAGCTATTACAGCTGGTAGCGCATATACACCAGGAAATTATGTGGAAGTACCATTAGTTTATTCAGGTACAAATGTTGGAGCTGGTAGTAGCGCAACTGCAAATATTACTGTTAATAGTAGCGGACAAGTAAGTTCAGTTACATTAACTAATGGCGGACAATTTTACGCTAATAACGAAACATTAACTGCAGCTAGTGGTTATATAGGTTCATCTGGTGTTGGTTTTTCTATTCCTATAACTGCGGTAAATAATTCTACTGGTACATCATGGCTTGGCGATAATTTTGATCCTGTTCTTTTATACGGTTCTATGCGTGAAGCTATGTTGTTTATGAAACAAGAACAAGATATGGTTACTTATTATGAAGATAAATATAAAGAGGCTCTTCAATTAGCTATCCGTCTTGGTAATGGTCTTGAACGTGGTGATGCGTACAGGGATGGAATGACTAAACTTAACACTAATCTTAGAGGTAATGTTATCGTATGATTACCCAAACGTCCTGTACTGTCTTTCAACAAAACTTACTAAGTGGATTAGAGAACTTTGCTGTTGGTACACCTTATACGTATAAAATTGCTTTATATAATGCTAATGCAAATCTAGGGCAACAGACTACTACTTATTCAAGCGTAAATGAAGTTGTAGGTACAGGGTATACAGCTGGTGGTCAGACTTTAACAATATCTACACACCCAACACAAAATTCACAATACAATGTAACTTATGTATCATTTAATAATGCAGTTTGGAGTCCCGCAAGCTTTACTGCACGAGGTGCGTTGGTATACAATGCAACTACAGGAGCAGCGTGTTTTGTGTTGAATTTTGGGTCAGATAAAATTTGTACTACGAGCTTTACTGTACAGTTTCCGACAGCAGCATACAACAGTGCGATATTAACCATTGGAACTAATACAAGTAGTATTAACTATAGCAGTCCAGATTAGGAGAGATTATGCAAAATGAATTAGCAAGCTGCGGTGATAACGCTGTAGCAACATTACAAGCAAATGTAGCTATTCCGGAAGGTATGGGGGTAGATGGACATTACCATGTTGAATGCCGTGATGTAGATGGTAACTTAAAGTGGGAAGAAAAGTTTCCTAACTTAGTAGTTGCTGTTGGTAAACAGTTAATGCTTGATACATTATTAAGAGGCTCTGCATATACCGTTGTTGGACCATTCTTAGGTTTGATCGGTAACTCAACAACATTTGCTGCTGCCGATACAATGGCATCTCATACATGGACAGAATTTATTAACTACACAGTTGGTGGTTCAGCAGTACGTGGAACAGCAGTATTTGCTGCATCTACTTCATCAGGAACTACACCATCTAATGTAACAACATCAACTGCATCTGCAATTACTTATACAATTACAGGCGCTGGTGGTACAGTTTATGGATGCTTCTTGGTAACAGGATCAGGTGCTGTAAGTACACAAGGAAGTACAGCAGGAGTTTTATATTCCGAAGGTAACTTTGCTACTGCTAAAACAACAACAGCTGGCGATACAGTTTCAGTAACATATAGCACAACCGCTACAAGCTAAGGAGTCCTAAATGGCTCTAGTAGTTTATGACCGAGTCCAAGAGACTACGGCTACCACAGGCACAGGGGCAATAACCCTTGCTGGAGCAGTAGCTGGATACCAATCTTTTGCCGTAGTTGGCAACGGAAATACTACTTACTACTGTATTCTTAGCGGTACAGCATGGGAAGTAGGTCTTGGCACATACTCAACTACAGGACCTACTCTAACTAGAACTACTGTTTTTTCTAACTCTAATGGCAATACATCACCGATAACTTTAACTGGTATATCTAGTGTATTTGTTACTTATCCTGCTGAGTATTCAGTTACTCAAGGAAGTGCATTAGGAACTCCGTCTTCTGCAACACTTACCAATGCTACAGGTCTTCCTTTAACATCAGGCGTAACAGGTGTTTTACCAACAGCCAATGGTGGTACAGGAGTTACAACATCTTCAGGCGCAAGTTCAAATGTATTACGTGATGCCAACTCAAACGTAACAGCTAATAACTTTTTAGGTGGTTATAACGTCATTACAGCCGCAGGTACAACAACGGTTTTAACTGTATCTTCTGCTTACTATCAAAGAATTAGTGGATCAACTACTCAGACTATTCAATTACCTGTAGGTACAACAGTAGTTCAAGGTCAAGGTTTTACTTTTGATAATGATTCATCAGGTGCAGTGACTATTGTTGATAGTGCATCAGGTTTTATTGATACTGTTCCATCAGGCGGATATTCTTATATATTTTGCGAAGATAACTCAACAAGTGCAGGTTCTTGGGGTAAATATGCATTATTACCTGCATCATATGATTTCAGTACTACAACAGCTAACTTTGGCACAGCCACATTAACCAATGGAACTTGGAATGGAAGCACGATTGGTACAGGCTATGGCGGTACAGGTTTAACTACATTCACTGCGGCTAATAATGCTCTTTACTCAACGTCAGCAGGTGCTTTAGCAGCAGGTACTTTACCAGTAGCGGCAGGTGGTACAGGGGTTACAACTACTCCAACAAATGGTCAGTTATTAATTGGTAATGGAACAACTTATACTGTAGCCTCATTAGGTACAAGTACAGGTATTAGCACAACAACAGGCGCTGGTACATTAACCATCAATAACACAGGTGTTACTTCAGCTGTTGCAGGCACAGGCATTTCTGTATCAGGAGCCACAGGCGCTGTAACCATTACCAATTCATTACCAATGACATATCCCGGTGCAGGCATACCTAACTCTACAGGTAGCGCATGGGGAACATCTTATTCAACAACGGGTTCAGGTTCTGTAGTATTAAGCACATCACCTACATTAACTACTCCAAACTTAGGCACACCTAGTGCTATAGTTTTAACCAACGCTACTTCAGTTCCAGTAAACCAAGCAACAGGCACATTGGCTGTAGCAAATGGCGGAACCGGATTAACAACTGCACCGACTAACGGTCAAATTGATATAGGTAGTACAGGTGTTGGATTTGTAAGAACTACTTTAAGCGCTGGTACAGGCATATCTGTAACTAATGCCGCAGGTTCAATTACTATTACTAATACTAGTCCATCAAGTGGTGGTACAGTTACATCTGTTACAGGAACTTCTCCAGTCGTATCTTCAGGCGGTAATACACCTGCAATTAGCCTTGCTTCAGGTTATGGCGATACACAGAACCCATATGCATCTAAAACAGCAAACTATTTCTTGGCGGCTCCTAATGGTGCGGCAGGTGCTCCTACATTCAGGGCAATTGTAGCGGCTGATGTTCCAACGCTTAATCAAAATACAACAGGAACTGCGGGTGGTTTATCAGGAACACCTAACATCACTGTGGGTACAGTAAACGGAACAACAATAACAGTGTCAACACAGTTTAGTGGTCCGGGCACAGGATTAACAGGTTCAGCATCAAGTTTATCTATTGGTGGTAATGCCGCAACCGCAACTACAGCAACAACCGCAACTAATCAATCAGGTGGAACAGTATCTGCTACAACAGGGTCGTTTAGTGGAACCTTAACATTAACAAAAGGTGGTTCTGGACCTAATACCTTTTCAGCATTAAATGCATCTGGTGATATTACAACAGCAAGAAGTTCAACTTCAGGCGTTATATTTTTAGGAACTAGTGGTAATAATTATGTGTATTATGATGGCTCTAATTATTATATGCCGGGTGGGCAGTTATACGTTAATGGAACACAAGCAGTTCTTAACTCAGGTACTTGGGGTATAAGTATTTCAGGGAATGCTGCTACGGCTACCTCTGCTACATCTGCAACTACAGCAACAACCGCAAATGCTTTAAATACAAGTAACTCATATACAGTTACAGGATTTACTGTCACGGGTGGAGCAGGAAATTTTAACCTAACAAATGCAACATCAAATTATATTACTTGGAATCAGGCAGGTGTTGCTGCTCCAACTTTAAACTCATCAAGTGTTGGTACTAAATTAATACTATATCCAAACGTAAGTTCAAGTGCGGTTGATTTTGCATTAGGTATTGCAAGTAGTACTTTATGGCAGTCTGTTGCTAATTCAAGTTGTCAATTCCAATGGTTTGCAGGTACTTCATCAGTAGCAACATTAAGTGGAACCGGTACACTATCAGCATCTTCATTCTCAGGTGCAGGAACAGGATTAACAGGAACGGCTTCTTCGTTATCTATTGGTGGTAATGCGGCTACTGCTACAACTGCAAATAACCAAACAGGTGGCGCAGCAAATCAGATTCAATACAATACAGGTGCAAGCGCATCATCATTTATTGTTGCACCTACTGTAGCAAGTACATATTTACAGTGGACGGGTAGTGCTTTTGCTTGGGCATCTTCTACTGGTCCTACCGGACCTACAGGACCCACTGGACCTACAGGTAGTCCCGGACCCACAGGACCAACAGGTGCAACTGGACCAACCGGACCAACCGGAAGCCCCGGACCAACTGGACCAACCGGAAGCCCCGGACCAACTGGACCTACAGGACCAACGGGACCTGCTGGACCAAATCAATTGCCTTCTACTGGACCATTCTTCCAAAATGCAAATACTTTATCATCTAACTTAACTATTACAGGTTATAACGCTATGGCAGCTGGACCTTTGACAATTAACACGGGCGTTACCTTAACTGTGGCTACAGGTTAT